TGCATCGTATGCGCGGACTTGAAGCTGAGCATTTACAAGTTCTTGGAACTTGAGTGCATTCTCTTCGACCGCTGCATAAATTAATTCTTTGATGTCTTTCATGGGGTTTCCTTTATTAAAGTAACACTATATTTAGTAAAATTATTGCTGCGCTGCAGGAGGTTGTTCGCCTTGGTCCTGCTGGCCAGCAGCCATAGGATCGGGATTCATACCTGCATCATTTTGTGCTTGTTGTAACTTCATATCAGCTTCGTGCTCATCAAGAAGTTCTTTATCAATTTGTTCTATTTCTTCTTCTGATTGATGTAGAACTTTGGTACGCATAAATTGGTGAGAGTAATACTTACCGACATATGGTTCCATTTGCTGAGCTAACGTCAAACGATTTGTTAGAATTTCAGCTTCTTTCAATTCTGTAAAGTAGCCGTCGCGCATAAAGTCAAAACGAATATTGTTAAAGATTTCATTTGATTCTTCTTCAGAGATAACTCCCTTTAGAATTAGTTGCTTCTTTAGTGCTTCTTTGAATAGGTTCGAGAAGCGCAGACGCATGCGGTCAATAAACTTACCGAACTTCAACTCATCACGAGTAATCTCAGCAGCACGACCAAGGTTGAAACCACCCTCGCTTTCTAGACGAGAAACTGGAACACCAAGCGACTTGTACATTTTCTTCTGGAAGTATAGAACGTCGTCGATTTCGCCAAGGTTCTGACCGCCAGGAAGTGTAGTAATTTCTGTACCCTTGCCACCTTCGCGACGTGGAAGCCAAAAGTCTTCTAGCATCGTCATAAACTTACGATCGTCGCGGATGTCACCAGTTGTAGCGTCGTACACCAGACGGTTCTTGTGACGAACCATCATGTCGCGCAGATATTGTTCTGCTTTGATCTTAGGTAGATTGCCGACATCGATATAAAAAATACGACGTTCAGGAGCACGCGAAATACGATAGATTACCGTTGCGTCTTCTAGTGTGCGTAGTTGGTTGAGTGGTTTGATTGCTTTATGTAGATACGAAAGTACCATTTGATTAGAAGCATCCATCAGACCAGAAGTCACATGGATAATAGAATCAGTAGCAATACGAATACCAGTTGAGCCAGCAGCAGCTGGTTGATAGCTTGTTGTGCTTACGCCAGCACGAGTACCGCCACCAAAACCACGCTCAGAATACATGTAGTATTCTTGTTTAGTTTCTGTGGTATGCACCTGCTGACCTGCAGTTGATGCTTGTGAGTTTCTACGAACTCTTTTGACCTCGCGGATCTTGCGGATCTTGCGCGGATCGATGTAGCGAATTTCTTGAATGCCTTCGCGTGGGTTCTGTACGTCAATAATCGCATGATAGTATAATCTACCATCAATATACCAACGACGAACAATATCATATCCCATGTTGTTAAAGTCTAACAACTGAACGATACCCTTAAACTCTTCGCGAATTTTATCTTTTACTTTGTTACCAAACTCTAGATCGTCTAGGTTGATATCAACTAATTTATAATCTGAGTCGTACGAAACAAACTCATTTACAATATCGTCGATCGCCGATTCAACTTCTGGTTGAAGCGACATCTCACGATACTTGGCAACTAGATCTGATTCAGTACGAGCTGAACCTTCGAGATCTAAGTATGTGCCAAAGACGCCACCTTCCGCTACAACAACCGCACCGTCATCTTTAATTTCGGGTGCAAATGTTACTAAGCGATCAGGTTGCGCCTTCTCTTCTGCTTCTTTCTTTCTTACGATTTCAAAACCAAACAACTGAGCCATTATATTTTACTCCAAGGATAAGAGGGACTACCAATTATTTAGTAGTCCCTCTGAAGAACTTTAAGTTCTTACCTTTCGATTTCATCTTGGTTCAGACCAACGACGTTCCAGTAGTCAAATGCCCACGTTACACTGAATTCTTCGATAGCATCTCCATTGTCCCAAGCTAAATCGATTTGGGAAATCTGAAGTGGCCAGCAGTTTATCATTTCGTAAGAGCGAATTACTGCACCGCCCTTATCGTACTGTTGAACTCGTGCAGTAGAACGATAATTAGAAATAGAACGAATATTTCCTTCCGAACTATTAATGACACCATGCCATGCCTCTAGTGTTCTACGAACCGAGAAATCTTCGTCATTAATAATTGTAACTTGCCAATCAGCATAGCTTCTGACGCCAGCAACTTTAATTTTACGACCAAAGTATGGTACTTCAATCATACCCATGGTTGATTCAGGGATAGTAGCTGCTTTTGCCATAAAACGAAACTTAGGATTACCGATCGTTGTGACCCCAGCAGGTGCGACAATGTCGACATCAAACAGCGACGGACGTGCACCATCAAACTGCAGCTGTGATCTAATTTCATTGATGTTAAATGCCATTTATATTCTCCTTAGAATTGGCCAACTACTTCAGAGAACTCAACGCCAGTGCGTACAGCGACAAAGTTCAACTGGATAAAGTTGATTGAGCGAGCAGGTTTAATGTAGATATCACCAATGAATTCGTTGCGGTCAATGACTTCAGCAGTGTTATTTGTGACATCACAAACTACTCTGAAATCGTAGATTCCGCGACGACCTAAAACGTCACGCAGAAATGGTTCGACAAGCGAACGGAACTGCGCGCGAGTAAATTCGTCATTGAATTCAAATAGCGAGAACTTTGCTGAAGTAGCGATTGCTTTTTCTAGGACGATGAATAGACGACGAACGTTGATGCGGTCAAATGCACTTGGCTTGCTCAATAGAGTCTTGTCACCATATAGAACAGTTCCTTGTCCTGGGAAAGAAACAACTGGGTTTACGCCAGCTTTGTAAAGAAGATCGCGTTTAGCTTTATCTGGGTTGTAAGCAAGTTTTAGAATATTCTTAACTTGACCACGATTGAATCCAGCTGGTGAGAACCAAGGATCGCGTGTTTCATCGGTACGCACGCATAGACCAGCGATATCACCATTCAATGGAATGTAGCGATTTACGTCGTTGTAGCGGTCATACTGATACTTGTAACCTGAATCTAGAATAGCATAAGAAGAATTGCGTAAATTGTTACGGAAAGCTACAGTGTTTTCTGCTGCTTCTATGTCATTTACCACGTCAGCAGATCTTGGCGAAATAAACGCCACACAATCTCTGCGGTATTCTACGATATTGTCGATAATATAGTTGGCCATTTGTACACCATCTACACCGACTGCTTTACCAGCAATAACTAAAGAAATATCGACTTCTTCTGCGTTTCTGAATAGATCCCAAGCTGCGCTTAACGAAGCGACTGCTATGCTTCCTTCAGCAGTAACATCTGTACCACCAGCCAAAGAAAGATTTAGAGGAACAGTATTAGCGAAGGCAGCGATTGTGTTAGCAGCTACTTCATAAGAACCAGCACGCTGTGAACCGACATAGATGTATTGTGAAGACTCATTGATTACATCTCTGTAATAAATTGATCCACCTTCTGGTCCTTTTGCGTTGGTTGCACGAGAAAGATTTTCATATCTTTCAAGAATTGCACCTTTTGTTCCAGTAAACTGACCGTCTTCGTCAATAACTAGGACATGAAGTTCATCAGAAGTACCACCAGCATTTGCTACGAAAGCAGAAGTGCCTGGGGCAACAGAAACGTCATTATAGTATTCCCAGTAACGATTGATAGTACCATTAGCGAATGCGTTTGCAACACCAGTGAATGCATCAGTTACAGTAATTGTAGCAGCATTAGAGGTAACAGACAAAATCGACATTTGCAAAAAATGCATTAGACGAATCGCAGACTGCAACTTTTAAGCTGTTGCCTAAAGTACCAACATAACGTGCCCAGTAAGTAGCGTCGGCATCTAGCGAAGCACCAACGAAAGAATCATAATTTTTAATTTGAGTATTTGTAATTGACCCGCCACCAGCAGAACCACCAGCATTATATGCGGTAGCATCAGCAGCGCGAGAAACGAATAGTTTGTTGCCGTAAGCTAAGAAGTTAGCTGCGGCGAAGAATGTTTCGAAGTTGTCTGATGTTGGTTTGCCAAATCTAGAAACTAGTTGCGTTTCAGAACTGACTAACACGCGCTCTTCGACTGGACCCCAATTGAATACACCTGCGATAGCTCCCTCGGTGGTAGCTACAGCTGGGACGACTGTGGTCAAGTCGATTTCGGTTACATTAACTCCAGGTGATACTTGGAATGCCATTGGTTTTTCTCCTTTTCAAGTAGAAACAAGTATTGTAGTCTCTTGTAATATATTTAGTAAAACACGATTTTAGAAGAATAATTCGCGGTCAAAAGCAGAAACATAAACTTCATCATCGAAGCCCATTCCATTGTCGGAGAAAAATGGTAACATGTCGTCTTCCAGTTCTTTTTCTCGTTCTTCCATTAGGTTTTTTCTGACATCGGTTTCTAATAAATCCTTAAAATAATTTTGATTTGTCATCCAAGCAAATAATACCAAACACATAACAAGGTCGTCGTGCTTACCATACTCGGCTTCATAAGACGTCCCTTTACTTATAAAAGTAGTGAGTTCACTCAAAAGATCGAAGTCGTTAATAATCAATTTACTATTTTCAATCAAAGCCTTCATGTTCAAACAACCGACACGCTTTGTAGCTTGAGTTGTCTTTAGACCAACTCTT